TTTGTTGATAAAGTCAATCTCAACAATAGGTTTTCTTTCATCCATGGGTCTTAATGTACCATCCCGTCAAAATGTATTTATCTTGAGTCAACACCGTATTACCTTTATGAGTATGTGTGTATCCTGCTGGCCAAAATACAACTGTTCCTGCAGTAGGGCGAATCCTTCTTCTCTGATATAAGAACTCTGTCTCTGCCTCTCCTTCAGGCATATCATTCAGATAAATCATCCATACAAGTTCTCTTGCAGAGTGACCTGCATCACCATTCTCATAATGCCATAGATGATAACCACCACCTGGAGGAGTCTTCTGAACTTTAATATCAGTAGACAATAGTGGAACTTGATTCAATACCTGAAATTGCTCTACGTAGTGCTTTGCACAAGATTTAAGAATAGAATTAATCTGTGAGGCATAGTCTGCACTATGATAGTTTAGCATGAAGTTGGCATCTCTGCGCTTCATTTGACCACCATAATACTTTTCTGATTGAAAAACAATCTCTTCGTTTTGCTGTGGAACTAGACCATGATCATCCATATTAATAGTTGATCCCATATCGAAGACTCGATCAACATATTCAATAATTGTGTTACATAATGGTCTTGGCATGAAGTTTTCCCAAACCATAATAAAGTCTTGGCAATCAGACTTAGTTATCTTTGGGTCAAGCATCAATTCAAGAGGTCTATAATCAGGAATCTTTAACGATGTCATAAAAAAAGGTCAAAATGCTTTGATAATGTATTTAGACTTGTGGAATGGATTGATAATTGGAACTTGTCTTTGTGGTCTCATAGCAACATCAGGAGTTGGTTTTTTGAAACTACTCTTGAATGTAAATGTTCCCTCAGTCATATCCATAAAGACTTCACTCTGAGAAAATGTGACTGTGATTTGATCATCAACATTTGAACCACCTGTGGGTGAACCAATACCAGAGACTCGAATTATTTTATCAGCAGTGCTTGATTTACCATTCCAATAAGCTGTAGAAAGTTCATCACCAATTTGATATCCACTACCAGCAGCTAGAATCTCCTGAATGATAATTCTACTATCTTGGAATCCACCACCATTAGTAGGATCATATGCTTCATATCTAATTTTTAATCGCATACCAGTACCACTACCGCCAAGCATATCTTCTTCTCTTTCTTCAAAATCAGTTGATGCTGTCCACCAGTTTCCACCAGCTTGTCTATATCCAGAATCGCCTATACCTGATGTAAAATAAGTTCCATTATTATAATTGAAATTATCTGGATCACCAGATGGATCGGGTTGTCCAGCAGCATCGACAAATTTGTTAGACCAATACATATCAAATGATATTAATGACCCCTGAACACCACCACCTAAACCTTTTCCATATCCACCTGCAACAGTACCAGAACCACCAGTATTACCGCCAGTAAAATCGTCCTGAACATTATTAATAATGTTTGTCGTTATCTTATGTGTATGTGTGTTTGTAGTACCACCAGTAGGAAGATATTGATCAACTCTAGCAGCTGCTGTTCTAACGTCAAGAACACCAGTACACTGGAAAACTCCTCCAGTATTAGGAGCTCCATCTCCTGGTAAACCTCCCCAGTCAGGTGGATCATTTGTTTGCTGTAAAGTAGCACTATTCAAAGCATCATATGGCGATGGCCACCATACATCAAAAGGAACTACATTTGGCTGGAATTCATATTGAGAAAGTGGAAATCCCTGGCCTGCAGTTAACTCAGAAATACCACCAACTGGGAATCCTACTGGGAATGCTTGTTCAACAATCCATGTATCTAAGTTTGTCCAATCATCTCCATAGTAGAATGATAATTCTGTACCAAAATCATTAGAAGATACTCTATCGAAGAAGTTTTTCCATGATTGACGTACTTTCTGCTCAGTGCTTCCACTCTCAGCATCATATGGACCACCTGGGTTGGTATCTTCAGAATCTTCATAGAAAAGAATGATAGGATTAGTTGGCGGATTCGGACGCGCTGTTCTAAACATCATTCTACCGCCAGGAACATTATCCCAAATAATCAAAGGATAACCATCATTACCATCAGGTTGTGCTAGGATATAGATGTGGTTGTGTGTTGGAGCTGCAACAGGAATATCAGATAGAGGACCAATTGTAGCATTTACTTGTGATGATGCTGGAATAATGAATGAGAGACTGGTTGTAATGCTCTCTAATTGTTGCATTCTAACAGTTCCCAGTTCAAAGAATGGACTGGTAGTTCCAGTCGTTCCAGAACCAAACACCTGTTCTAATGGATCTGCTCCAGCAGCACCAACCTTATCAAAATACCAGAATCCACCACTATTGCCAGGATCAAATACTGAATTGCCACCAACAGGGAGACCTGCTGAGTTACCTCTTTGATTATCAACAAAACCTGTTCCACACAATCTTCTATTTCTATAGTCTGGAAGATTAAAACTACCAGTATATGTGGTATAAGTTACAGTTTCACCACCAATAACCTGTGATGTAGTTGTTGCCTGACCATTACCACCATAGGTATTTCCGATAGTTTCCCATAGTGCCCAATATTGTGATGCACTGAGAGATCTACCATCACACTGAATAAATCCATGATATCTAGTACCAATAGCTCCGTCTAGGTCTCCATAAGTTCCGCCTGCTTCTTTTGGAACTGGCAGAACAGTTCCCATAGGATAACCATCAAACTTATCAGTCTTTTTACTATACCAACTACCTTGCTGAGTAGAAACTACTGGTGGAGAAGCATATGCTGTTACACCCCAAGTAAATGAATTATTAGATCCTGTTCCTACAGTGACTTGTGTGTTAACTGTAGAGCTTAATGCTCCTGTTTGTAGCGATATCTGGAAACTAGTATTCTCTGGTCCAAATGTTCTTGGACCAGGAGCAGGAGTGTCAAAGTCAATCGAAATCAAAGAACCTGCAGTTGAACTAGTAATAGTAATAGGAACATTAATACCAGTTACTTGTACAGGACTGCTACTATAGTATTGGAATGGTGCCAATCCAGTTCTTGAGGATGGAGCTGTAAATGATGCAACGCTATCTGGTCCAGTTCCAGTTCTTACTTCCCATGTAGCAATCTCTCTATCACCAACCTGAATCTTAGCGTTTACTGTAGTTGATATAGAGGTCGAAGATTGTGCATACAATTGAATCTGATCTCCATTAGTCACTGATGCTGGGAAAGTTCCTAATGATCCATTATTAATTCTAACTCTAACATCAGATGATGTTGTTGATACTAGAGTAACTGGTACTGAAATACCTGTTCCTAGTCCAGAAATACCACCATCAGGTTTTTTATCAGATGCAATAAGAGTATCCTGCAATACACCAGTTTTTGCTGGAAAACTAAATTGATTTGGATTTGTTGATGGATTATCACCAGTCCTAACTACCCATGTAGATCCATCGCCTGAGGCGATGCTAACACTCATAGTTGTTGGTGTATTTGCAAATTGTGATGACTGTACACGCAATTGCATGTATTGTCCATTTTGTACTGTACCACTACTTGCCCATGCACTACCACCAGAGAGAACTTCAAATCCATCACTATTAGTCGTAGTAGTATTTGTACTAGCAACTTTAAATTGACCGCCACCACCAATAGTACATAAACCTGGCTCAATCATTCCACTTAAAGGAATAATTTCATCACTATAAACAAATGTCTGAGTTGGTTGATCTTCTTTATCAGAGAATACTGGAAATGGTTCTGGTTTGTTTATTGGTGCAGATTTTGTTTTAATTTCCCATCTCTCATATGTTGTTCCAACACCAAGAGTAATAAGAGTTGTTTGGTCATTATACAATCCTGTTCTACCACGGATTTGAATTCTGTCACCATTCCGAACCCCTGGTGTATTTGTATTGATCCAAGCACCAAACCCTCCACCAGTATCAAAACGTGCCGCATAATAATCTAAACTATTAGCACCTGTAGGAACTACTCTATTAGTAGAGATAAAAGTAGCAGCTACAGTTGTATCAGTTAGTCCAGTAATAGTTACAATTGTCTCTAAATTTCTAGTACCATCTGCATATGTGTATAGTGTATTTAATTCCGCGTCATCTACACGAGCAAGTGGATATGGATCGGGAGTAAAATCTTCAGGTACAGTTTGAATCTGCCAGAATGTAGAGAGATCACCAATTTTAACAGCTACTGTAAGCGTGGTGTCCCAGGTGTCTGGTGCCTTAAATTTAAACTGTACATAATCACCCTCTGATACGTAGAGTGGGTCATTATTAGGGGCATATGAATAAGACATTCTTGTTAGACACTTCTCCAGTCATACTATTTATTGTTATAGTTGACGAACGTTCTCCCAAGGACCCTCTCTATTGACCTGCACTTGGATTGGATAATCTGCCTTAATTTCAACATTAACATCCACCTCGTCAACTAACATCAAATCCCCAAGAACTTCTACAGGTGTACCATCAGGATTTGTCGGTGTATATACTGGATCAACACCTTTGATCAAATCATCTGTTTCGTCAACAATAATGTTATCAGGTGTCCTATCAATATTCACAGCGGTAGTTAATGTGGGTGAAGAAACTTGTCCACCATCTCCACCAATAGTGTATAAGAAATCAAATGCTACTGGACCAAAACCATCCCAGGTAGGAACAACCCATGGGTATTGACCTGATCTAGTAATGTTAGGTTGACCTGCTTCAGAAGATGCTGCAAGAGGTAAATTGATTGTGTCTACAAGAGTAGTTCCAGTGTTTGGTCCTTCAGTATATCTTGCATATATTTGTACTCGATGTAATGTATTTGCATACTTAGATTCATATACAAATGTTATATTATTGTCCCCATAATCTACTTGTGACATCACTTCAAACTTTTCAATAACTGGTATTTGATATACAGTTAGAGTACCACATGATGTAGGACTTGTACCACCTAATCCAGAAACATATGCACAATATGTTGTAGTTTCTGACGGTGATACATTAGCACTACCCGATAAGTTTGTATTAGTGATATCACCAGATGTCCATGTTACACTACTAGCATCACCACTATATGGCCAAGTTACTGTAGAATTTTGACCAGCAATTATAGGATTAGAACTAAAACTAATTGATACTGTTGGTGGAATATAAACAGTAACAAAAACGCTAGCATCTCTACACGCAGCTTCATTACATACAGTATAAGTATATGTTTTACTGTTTTGAGGATATACTGTTACAGTGCTAGTACCAAATCCAGGATTTGCTACATCTGTTAGTCCAGCGTTTGTTAACAGTTGACCTGATGCACTATATGTTAAATTAACTCCCTGTCCTCTAATTACTGATGTAGGACTTGCAGATAAACTAACAGTTGGTGGCGGTGGTATTGCAGGACCCTCAACTGTCCAAGCAATAGCACAGGGGTTTTTATTAAAGTCTTCGTTTCCAGGA